GCTCTTCACGGAAAAAGTAACGGACGTATTCTGGGAAGTGGTATTAAATGAAGTTAAGGAAATGCAAAAGGCAAGAAACATTTCGTTGGACACAGGTTTAATACCAATTTACAAATCGCAGCGTGAAAAATATGGCGTAATTTGTAAAATTGTGAACGGGGCACACGCCAATTTACTGGCGATTACCGATTTTGATGAGGTGGTGGAAGCTATTCACCCAAAAATTTATGAGTGGTATGCGTCGGCAATATTGCTGAAAAAATAAAAAAAACACGCCCATGAAAATCTGGAAATTCTGGAAATTCACGCTAAAAAAAGCGAGAACGCAACTGGTTAAAATGCCTGTAAAATCTAAAATACTGGATATTCAGTTGCAAGAGGGCGGGCTATCCATGTGGGTACTTGTCAGCCCCGAAACGGAAGAAACGGAGATTAAAATAAATAGGTTTGGGCCTGGGGAAGAAATTCCCGAAAATGTTTTGAAAGACGACTATCTTGCACCCGTTCAGGATGGTGAATATGTTTGGCACTTTTTCCGCGCGCCCGCTATAGTTTTCTCTCGCGGGATATTTTTCTATAGCGGGCACGCGGAAAATGGGTTTGAAGATTAAATTAATTATTGTATTTTTGCAGAATGCTTTTAGACAGCCAAAAATTAACCGAGACGCTGAATGCCCTGTTGGGGTGTATTTCACGCACGCGGTGCTGAAAGACGCAATAAAAAACAAAAAATGAAAAAAGCAAAAGAACACGCTTCGGAACTATTAGCAGTTTACGCCGAAGCGATTAGGCGAGATAATTGGGAGCTCTTCACGGAAAAAGTAACGGACGTATTCCGGGAAGTGGCAGTAAATGAAGTGCAGGAAATGCAAAAGGCAAGAAACATTTCGTTGGACACAGGTACAGCATATAACATGCGCACCATTTTAATGCCAATTTACAAATCGCAGCGCGTAAAATATGGCGTAATTTGTAAAATCGTGAACGGGGCACACGCCAATTCATTGGCGGTTGAAGATTTCGATAAGGTGGTGAAAGCGGTTCACCCAAAAATTTATGATTGGTATGCGTCGGACATTTTGGAGCTCGGAAAACCAGAACTTGAAAAATGTACGTGGTCTGCGCAAAACGGGGTTGTAGATTCAGGCGACGAAGTTGTCTGGCGCTTTTTGCGCGTGCCAACCATAGAAAAATATCCGGCGATAGTAAAATATAGCTGGTACGCGCAAAACGGGTTTGAAGATTAAATTAATTATTGTATTTTTGCAGAATGCTTTTAGACAGCCAAAAATTAACCGAGACGCTGAATGCCCTGTTGGGGTACGAGGTACGGTTTTGCCGCGAATTTATGGTAGATTTTAAGCCTTTGCAAGCGCTTGCCCGGGCGCGCGTAAACGGCGTTAAAGGGAAAGCTGCTAAAGATACGCTCGTTTTAACTATATTAAACAAACCCCAGGCACAAACATATATAGCGCATCTAAAAGCCGAAATGGAGCTGCAAACCGGCGTAACCCCAGAGCGGATATTAGACGAAGTTCGTATTATAGCGTTCCAAAATGTCCGCGATATATTAAAAACGGAGGGGCAAAACGTTGTAATGCGCGATTTGGAAGATATGGTAAATACCGGCCAAATTAGGAAAATAAAAATTAGCAAAATTAAAACCGCAGACGGCGAAGACACGGCGGGGCAGATAATAGAGATCGAGTGTTACGACAAGCTTAAAGCGTTAGAATTGTTAGGAAAACAGGAAGGTCTGTTTATAAAGCGTGTAGACGTTACTACAAACGCAAAAGAAATAGTAACGAGTAACGTGCAAAATTTAATTATTAACTACCGTAAAGCGGGTGAACCGTTAGCGGACTAAATTAAAGTCTAATGTTAAAATCTTGGAAAACAACGGCGTTGGGGGTATTGGCGCTTCTTACAGCCGCAACGGACACGCTTATCGCGTGGTTGGACACCGACGTCACCACAGTGCCCAATTGGTCGTTTGTGATTATGAGTGTAATTTCATTTTTCATCGGCCTATTTGCGAAAGACGCGAACGAAACGGTCATCCAACCGACGGCTACAAAGAAGTAAGGGGGTAAAGCAATACAATTGCTTATTACCGGGGTTGGCGTTCATGCCAGCCCCTATTTTAAATTGTGGAGTATGAAATTCAGTAAGCCGCAAGAATATATTTTAACTTCTACGCAGCCTGTAAATTTGTTTTTAGCGGGCGTGGGTAGCGGCAAAACGCATTTAGGCGGCGCGCTGAGCGGGCATTTTGTTACCGCTTTTCCGGAAGCTTTCGGCTTTGTTGGCGCAAATACTTACAACCAATTAACCACTTCGACGCTTTATAGAATGCGCGAAGTATGGCAAATTTTATATGGTTGGAAGGAAGATATAGATTATACCGTTAATAAAAAACCACCAAAATATTTTAATTTAGAGCACCATAATTTCGACGACTATAACGGCATAATATCGTTCCGGTCGGGCGCTATAATATTTAAAGGCAGCTTAGACAACTCTAAAGCGCACGACGGAAAAGAGTTTAGTTGGGCTATATTAGACGAAACAAAAGATAGCAGGGAGGAGGACGTAAAAGATACGATTATCACCCGACTTCGCCGACCCGGTATTTATGTAGATGCGTATGGACAATTAACCTCGCAGCGTTACGGCGATTTAGGCGAATATAATAGAGGGTTTAACCCGTTATATATTTTAACTTCGCCGGCAAAAGTCCGCTGGATAAATGAATGGTTCGATCTTCACAACCATTTTCCGGAAATAAACAATTTAATATATAACGAAGGCGAATTTTTTATAAAAGAGTTTAACGATAAATGTGTTGTAATTAGCTCGACTTACCATAATGCCGAAAACCTACCGAAAGACTATATTAATACGATAAAAAATAACAATAGCATAGAAGGCGCTAAAAAGCTAATTTTTGCAAATCCTTTCGTTAAAGCGGGGGGTGAATTTTACAGCAGCTTTGACCGGTTAAAACACGTAGGCACGGTGGATTTCGACGAAAACCTACCGATACATATAAGTTTCGACCAAAATGTTGTGCCGTATATAACTGCTACGCTATACCAAGTTACAGATTTGCCCAGCGGCAAAAAGCTGTTTGGGCAATTCGACGAATTTTGTTTAGAAAATCCGCAGAATAAAACCGAGCGGCTTTGTTACGAAATAATTCGTAAATATGGCAGTCGTATTAAAGGGCTATTTTATTACGGCGATCCGTCAGGGCGGCACGGCGATACGCGGGGTTTAGAACACGACTACAAAATAGTTAAAAGGGTTTTTAGAAAATACCTGAACAATAATAGCGAACGCGTACCGTATAAACATCCTTCCGTAATTAATCGTAAGGACTTTATAAACAACGCTTTAGAAGGCGTTTACGATATACAAGTACTTATAGATAACCGCTGCCGCAGGTCGGTAGAAGATTTCGAGTTTCTGAAAGAGGACATTAACGGGAAAAAGAAAAAAGAGCGGGTAACCAATAAAGACAACGGAACTACCTACGAGCCGTACGGGCACACGTCGGATAGTTTCGACTATATATTTTGCGAAGTATTTAAGCCTTTATTTACCCGGCATTTTAAAAGTATTTTAATTATATTTGCGCTATGGATAGGGAACAATTAATAAACCGCCTTTTTCAGGTCGTCGCATTTGACCTGCGACATAAGCACTACGCGTATACGGTAGATAAAGCGACTTTGTACACGCAATTAGTTGCGGGCAAAGACATAGCCAAACTACTAAAACAGTTTGTACGCCGGGAAGATACGGCCGAATTTGCGCAGCGCGTTAACCTAACGCAGCACATTACGGTCGGAGTTTGTAAAAATCTGTTGGACATTTTCTTTAAAATTCCGAGGTCTAATGCCGCACGAAAAACGTTAACCTATACCGGCGAAAATGCGGAAAACTTAAAACGCGAATTAGTAGACGTTTTAGGGAATTTTTGGGGTGACGCCTCGTACGATGCTTATATATATGCCCGCTATATAGAGCTAAACGCCACAGACCCAAACAGTTTTGTGGTATTCGAGTGGCAGGCATTTGACAATACGGTAGAACTTTTACAGCCTTATCCTTTCGAGGTTTCCAGCCGCGCGGCGGTTGATTATACCTACGAAAACAATACGCTACAGTATTTAATTGTCGAACAATCGCATTTATACGCCACGGATAATATGATGGCGGATAATATTCCGGTTTTGCGTCGCCCCACTGACGGTA